ACCGAAAAGTATTTTTTGAACCAGATTGTGCAGGCTTGTATTCCGGTCCTTGAGGACCAAGAACCTACCGCTGTGGAACAGGTCCAGGAATACTTGACACAGCTGCGCCAGGTCACAGATGACATAGCGGACAGTGCATCCTGGGAACCTATCCAGATCCGGGATGTTTTGGAATACACGGAGTCCGAAGGACTTACCTGGGTGGTCCCGATCCTGCATGAGGCCTTAGGACCGGTACGTAACGGTTTCTTATATCATCTCTACGCGCGCCCAGACAGTGGAAAAACTTCCCTTTGCTGTAACCTCGCAGCGCACTTCGCGTTTCAGTTTCGACGAACGGACGAGTGCATCTTGTACCTGAATAACGAGGAGCACATAAACAGGGTTCGCCGGCGGATACTGTGTGCCCTGTTAAACGTCACCCCTTCAGACCTTATCTCTAATGAGGAACGCCTGCAGGGAGAGTTCGAGCGGAAGGGCGGCGGCCGGATTATTTCGTTTGGGGACTGCCAGTCCGTGGTGGAGGTGGAGCGATATATCAGCACCTTTGCTCCCCGTGTTGTGTTCATAGATACGGGCCCCAAGGTTGCGCCTCTTGGTTCCAGTACCGCATCCGAGCCGGAGCGTAAGCACCAAACCTACAAGCGCCTGCGCGAGTTGGCGAACCAGTACGCCTGTGCGATTATTACCACGGGCCAGGCGGACGCATCCACCGATGGCAAGCGATATCTTACACTATCTCAGATGGACGGGAGTAAGGTCGGGATACCCTCTGAGCTGGACGCTGCGATTGGGATTGGTATCGGGACCGATAGTCAGGTGCGGTTTTTTTCAGTTACAAAAAACAAAATCCTCGGGACGTACAATAAGTCCGGTCCCTATGTTCTTAACTCGGTGACATCAAGATTTGCACCGCAAACCTAAAAGGGGGTGTTCTCATTATGACAACTCATCACCACCAGGAAAGTCCGCCATTGCGCATGCACACTTGTGAGGGGGAGTCCGGTTGTTCCCTTGACTCACCCAAGATTAAGTATCTGATTATTCGGTGGCACTTTCATCACAAACAGGTGGAGCGGGCCTGTACATCACGGCAAGAAGTAAACGACTTTTTGCGCCGCTGTAGTGAAGAGATGATCCACCAGGTGTATGTGTTTGCTGTTACGGGGCCGGCACTGCAAATCTGTGCTGACCGGCAGCCCCTGCCAGTACAATACACCACGGTTTTTTCATTGGACGACGACGAAAAGGGGGTGACTCAGAATGGGAAGTCCAATCCTAAATGCCAGCCTGGACGTTGAAACGTCGATGGCGCCGAGGCTGTACCCTTGGCGGACGGGGGCCTATCTCTCTAAGGTTGGGATCACCCGTGAGGGGCCAGGGGGAGGGCACCGGAGCTGGACCATTGTTCATGATGAAGAGACTATCCCGCGCCCGCGCGCTGACATCGTCCATGAAATCCAAGAGTACCTGGCGCCCGTAGGGCGCATAATCGGCCACAATCTCAAATTTGACCTAATATGGATCAAACAGGCCCTTGGGATTGATCCGGCCCCGCACGTTCGCCTCTACTGTACTATGGTGGGGGAATATATGCTCGCCGGGCAACAGCTGCAGGATGGGCTCTCTTTAGACAGCTGCTGTGAGCGCCGGGGCCTGCCGATGAAGGACGATCGCGTCCGTGTGTTCTGGGAGGACGGGGTGGATACCAGGGCGATCCCCCTCAGTATTTTAGATGAGTACCTGGAGCAGGACTGCGCGCTACCCCTGCAGCTCTTTCATATCCACGAGTCCGAACTGAGAGACCGCCCCGCCCTGGCGCGCCTGGTGGCCGTGCACATGCACCTGTTGCGCGATCTTGCGCACATGGAGTGCGCGGGAATACGGGTGGACCGTACGGCCATGGAAAAGCTGGGCAAGGAGTACACAGCACGTGTTGAAAAGATTGATGCTGAACTCCACACACTTTTGGGGGATACCATCAATCCAAACTCTGGGCCCGAACTGAGCGCTGCCCTGTACGGTGGGACCATAAAACGGGACAGTCTCGAATGGGTGTTCCGCGAGTTCAAGAAGTATATCAAACTGTACTCTCGCAAGTGCGTTAAACAGGTACAAATCAAGGGGCTCGGCTTCAAGCCCCCAAAGGGAGCGGAACTTTCCCGGGACGGCCTCTGGCAAACGGACCGGGACACCCTCCAGCGCCTGCACGCACGGACAAAGGTGCAGAGGCAGGTAAAGGAAGTCCTGCTGCGGCGATCCGAGGAAAATAAAACCAGGACATCCATTATTGGCAAGGACGGCAAGTCCGGCCTTCTGTCGAAAATCCAAGGGGATGGAAACATTCACGGTCAGTTCAATCAAACCACAACCATTACCGGCCGCCTCTCCTCCTCGAACCCAAACCTGCAGAACTTTCCTCGCGCTAAAACCGCCCCCATTAAGCGTGCCTTTGTCCCCAGGTATGACTGGTTGGTCAACAGTGATTTATCTCAGCTGGAGTGGCGTATTGCTGCTGCTCTCAGTGGAGATAAAATGATGATCCGGGAAATCCAGGAGGGAGTAGATTATCATGCAGCAAATGCTACCCATATATTTGGTGCTTCCCCTGATGATCCTGACTTCCAATCTGTTCGGACGGATGCAAAAGTATTTGGCTTCCGAATGATTTATAGAGGAAGTCCTTATGCGTTTTACATGGATAGTAAAATGCCGGACTTCTCATTAAGAAAATGGGAGCAAATGCACAGTGCATTTTTTGAAAAATATTGGGGGCTTAGGCAATGGCAAGAGCGCAACATAGCACTTGTGGACGAGAGGGGTTATCTCGTAAATCCTAGCGGGCGTATACTCCGCTTTAAGAAGTACATGCGACGGGTAAGGGGAGAAGTATTTGAGGGATACAAACCACAGCAGGTAGTAAATTATCCTGTACAGAGTTTTGCTACTGCTGATATTATGCCACTTGCGATGCAAGAAATTGCCAAAAGAAGAAGAAAGGAAAAGTTGAGAAGTAAACTAATCATGCAGGTGCATGACAGCCTAGTACATGACGCGGTCTAGGAGGAAGTCCTGGTGCTGGCTCACATCACCGTCTCTGTGTTTGAGTCCCTGCCGGAGTTGGTCTTAAAAATGTGGGGATTTAATATACCTGTCCCCTTGACAGGGGATGTGGAGTATGGTAAAACCTATGGTGACTTGAAGGTTTTGCCGCGTGAAAAATACATGTAGCACGATGGAACATCGGAGGGGGGTGGTGACTGACTGACTGATTAACGATCGGCAAGCATTGTGGTTCTTGAACTCATTTCAGCAAAAAGGAGAAACATTATCATGGCAAACGTACAGACGATCACTTTGGTATTTGTTAAACTGTGGAAGAACCCCAAAACCTATGCCCTTCAGGGTACCGATGAGAGTGGCGCCAAGTTTCGCGCCACCTTCTTTCCGGATACAAACCAGGGGCAACTGCTGCGCCAGGTTCAAGCTCTAAATGAGGGTGACAAGATTGAGGCCGGCTATACTGTTTCCTTGCATTACAAGAACCTCGTCTCCGTGAAGCTGTTGGAACAGGGCCCTGGTTCTTCTAATGCCAGTACCGGTGGGGGCAAGTCATCTGGTGGCGGTCGCCGGGGTGAGTTCCGGACACCTGCGCAGATGCTGAAGGTGTCGGCCATGAATATCGCCGCCCAACTGGTGCACGATTATCTCGAGGTGGCTCCCAAGAGCCGAATACCCAAGAACAGTCAAGCCTACACGGAACAGGTCTTGCGGATTTATACGCGGATTAACGCGATCCTACAGCCCCCCACGGCGGACCAGACGGTGCCCCCTACGGCGGACCAGACGGCGCTGGATCAAGAGCCGCCCGCGGCGGCTCAGCCCGACTCCAGCCCGGCCCAAGAAAGCTCCGCCGGTGCGGATGCCGCGGGTGCTGCCACTGCCGAGGATGATGATATCCCATTTTAACCAGATACGGGCCGGCTTGTCCGGCCCGTACCACAAGATAAGGGGTTGACAGTATGGCTACAAATATTATGAGTGTGCCGCCCGTCCGCGAGGCAATCACGGCTTTTTATCGCGAACCCCATGATAAAATCGGTGCTAAATATTCGGTGACTGAACTCCTACAGCCCCCACGGGTGAGGCAGCTGTGCGCGCGTAATGCGGGTCTGCTGGAGCAATATCTACCAGACCCGGAAGGCCTGTGGCGAGCATTCAGTGGGACCGGGGTGCATTATATGTTTGAAACATATTTGCGCCCGAACCCGGACTGGATTGTTGAGGGCCGGGTGTGGGATATTATTGACGGGGTGCGCATTGCGGGCCGCATTGATGCGTTTCAAAAGTCAACGGGCACCCTATATGATTTTAAACTTACGAAGATGTATAAGTACAAAATGGAGTACTTTGACGACTGGACGCAGCAGCAAAATATTTATGCGTGGATGCTGCGCAATACATTTGAAGTGCGTCATCTCAACATTGTTGGGATCTGGATTGACTATTTCCGCAACCCATGGCGCAACAAGCATAACCCCGACGAACCGGAGGATATGATCACCATTGTGCCCCTGGAACGGTGGTCTGAAAGGCGAGCCGCTAAGTTTTTGCGGGACCGGATAAACCAACACGAGACCGCCGAACAGCTTCCCACTGATGAACTGCCACTATGTACTCCGGAGGACCGATGGCAGACGGTCCTGTACAAGGTAATGGCCCCTGGTCGCCAGCGCGCTCTGCGCTCCGTGGCGACGGAACGGGAAGCCCGGGCCTTTATCAAGCACTATCGGGGTAAGATTGCCCCACCGGAAAAGTTGAAAGTTACGAAGATCGTTGGTGAGCCAAAGCGCTGCCGGCGCTGGTGCGCGGCTGCGAAGTTCTGTGACCAATGGAAGGACGAACTTGACGCTGCCGGAAACTGGAGGCCACATCACCATGGGAAAAACAATTAACCATTGCGCGATTTGTCATACGGAAATATCAGAAGGTGCGGATGTTTGCTCTCCACGCTGTGCGGTCAAGTACTGGGACCACCACTTTCCTGGCCGGCGGACCCGTCGTGCTGCAGCTAAGCTGGCGAGACAGGTGGGTTTCCGGAGCATGGCTGAGGTTCGCTTTGCTCTTGAACTCATGGCAAAGCGCTCACTCAAGGTGGAATATGAGCCGGAGGCTCTCATATATACACCTCCGGTAAAACAGCACAAGTATTGGCCCGACTGGAAAATAACCCGCAAGGATGGCTCATACTTCTACATCGAGTATAAGGGAAGGTTGGACTTGCAGACTCGCAAGAAGATGCTTGCCGTCAAGCACGCGTACCCTGACCTGGATCTCCGGTTTGTATTCGAGAAGCCGTACAACAAAATCCGCAAGGGTAGTCCAACGCGTTACTGTGACTGGGCCTTGAAACATGGTTTCAAGTGGGCTAATAATTGCTTGCCAAAGGGCTGGCTCAAGAAATGAAAGGGGGCATTACCGTGGCTTTTTCTATGCGTAACGATCTCAAGGGACCGGTACCACACCCCTCCGGCGCAGGTGGTAAATCGCCCCAGGGGCCCGTGGTCCAGAGCGGCCGCAGAAGGCGGCCGCAACATTGTACATGTGCAACCTGTTATTACAGTGTCCCGGAAACGGGCCACTCCAGTGGTCTGTTGCGGTGTCACCGGTACCCACCGGCAGTCAGTACCGGCTACACTACCGTGATCCCCGAGGACTGGTGTGGTGAATACAAAATAAGATATCGAACCTAAAAGACGGAGGAAAACATAACAATGGAAATCAAGGTTAAAGTGTGTCGGCCCGGTGTGAAACTCCCACGGTACGCAACCAATAACAGCGCAGCTGTGGACCTGTGCGCGGCCGTGGATGCTGTGATCCCCGCAAAGCGGGTCTGGCTTGTACCAACAGGTTTGTGCATGGAGATACCTGTGGGATATTGCCTGCAGATACTCCCACGTAGTGGGTACGCTGCAGAGCATCCCGGCTACCTGGCCAACTCTCCCGGTCTGATTGATCCAGACTATCGGGGTGAGATCAAGTTGCTTTTGCGAGCACCCCAGTCGCGCCCCCTCATGGTGCGTACTGGTGATCGTGTGGCCCAGGGTTTGCTTGTGCCGGTTGAACACATCATGTTCAAGCGGGTCCAGGAACTGTCTCCCACGGCACGGGGGGCCAACGGTTTTGGCAGCACTGGACTGTGATGTCCAAGCTGGGAGGTGATACTGTGAACATGAACCTAACACAATTACTATATCAGCTAGAAGAAATTTGCGACAAGTGCCGACGGGTACGGACGGCAGCCCTGCAGCTCGGATTTTCAAGCAATGAGGTGGATGATTTACAAGAGCAGCTTGACAATCTGTACGAACAACTGCAGGCCTACACGGATATTGTGTGCCAGGCGGCCCAAGAATATATGTCTCACGGAGGTGCACTATGAACAGTAAAGCAGCAAAGCGTCTGCGACGTGCGGTCTATAACAAGCACCGGGGCCACAGGCGCGGCCACAAACGTGGTCTGGTCAACTATGTCCAGGACCCTGATACAGGAACCGTTTACGCGGTGGGTCTCCGCCGGCAGTATCAGGATATTAAACGAGCACTCAGACACAGGAGGGTGGTAAAATGAAACAGGGCTTATTTGCAAAGTTGAAGGGTTGGATTATCAAAGTGCTTACTGGCAAGGGCGCGCAGGTCATGGGAGAGATTGAGGGCGATGTGCTTCGGGAGGTGGAACATCTCCTGGACCCCATCGAGAACTTGGCCCAGGATTTGGGGGTGTTTATCGACCGTTTGAACGCCTCTATTTTGCGCACTGAAATCAAACTGAGCCAGCTGCGCGAGGCCAACCAGACCGCTGTGGTCAGTCTCAGTAAACTGCAAACGCACTTTCCGCTGAACACAACCAAGTCAATCCAGTCGAACTGGAAAGAGCAGGCACAGCAATCTGATAAAGATGATGAGGGAGGTACCAAGTAATGGCCAACATGATGGATAGCGCTTCGCAGTATCAAAAGTTTATTTTCAATCGCACCTATGCCCGGTGGTCGCGTGAGCACGGCCGCCGGGAAACCTGGGACGAAACGGTTGATCGGTATACTGAGTTTATGGTTCAGCGTGTACCAAAGGACTTTCAGAAGCAATTTCGAGCAGTTGCCAACATGATCCGTGCTGGGATGGTCATGCCCAGCATGCGGGCACTCTGGACGGCGGGGCCGGCCCTTGCTCGTGAAAACGTTTGCGGGTACAACTGTGCAGCTCTTAATCTGGACCACCCCAAAGCATTCGCGGAACTGCTGTACATCTTGCTCTGTGGGACCGGGGTGGGCTACAGTGTTGAGCGGCAAGTTATTAACCGGTTGCGGCCGATCCCGGACCGGTTGGAAGAGCAGCAGGTGAGCATGCCTGTTGCGGACAGCAAGCGCGGCTGGGCCGAGGCATTTTATACCCACCTGTGCGCACTGTGGGATGGCAAGATCTTTCAGTGGGACCTGTCCAAAGTTCGGCCAGCCGGCGCTCCCCTCAAAACCTTTGGTGGCCGGGCCTCCGGCCCCCGCCCCTTGCGTGCCCTGTTGGACTTTGCCACGGAGTTGTTTCGTAAACGAGTCGGGACGAAGTTGACCAGTGTTGACTGCGCGGACTTGGCAAACAAGGCCGCTGAGTCTGTGGTGGTTGGTGGTGTCCGCCGGTCCGCCTGTATCTGCCTGACCAACCTGTCCGATGATCGAATGGCCAAGTACAAGACAGGGAACTTTCAATTTACACATCCGCATCGGCAGATGGCCAACATCAGTGTTGCATATACGGATGAACCTGACAGCCGGAAGCTGCTCAGTGAGTGGGTCAAGCTCATTGAAAGTAACAGCGGGGAACGTGGGATCTTTAACAGGGGGAATGTTAACGATCAAATCCCCAGCCGCCGTAAGAAGCGAGATGACTGGCTGTTGAACCCCTGCGGCGAGATCATTCTTCGGCCCCATCAGTTCTGTAATCTTAGCGAGGTGGTGGTACGTCCCACTGACAACTTGGAAAGCCTCCAGAAAAAAGTACAGGCCGCTACTATCCTTGGGATGGTCCAAGGCACCCTGACGGACTTCCGGTTCCTCCGAAAGGTCTGGACCGATAACACACGAGAGGAGCACCTGCTGGGTGTAAGTCTGACCGGTCTGGCAGATAATCCACACATGGCTATGCCCTCACACTTGGTCTGGCGAACGTTGCGGTTTCTGCGGGAGATTGTCTTGGATACGGCCCGCTCATGGAGCACCATCTTGGGCGTACCCATGCCGGCCGCCGCTACTTGTGTCAAACCATCCGGCACGGTAAGTCAACTGGTCAACTCCTCCAGTGGACTTCACAGCCGGTATGCCCCGTACTATCTTCGGCGGGTGCGTGTTGCCGTGGCGGACCCTATCTGTCAGTACTTGATGGATGCTGGGGTACCAAACATGCCAGAGGTGGGCCAAGTTGAGGGCAGCTGTAACACTCGAGTGTTTGAGTTTCCAGAGCGGGCTCCCCAGCAAAGCCGCCTAAACAATCAAGGCGGTGCGATTTTTCAGTTGCGGTATTGGGCGATGCTGAAAACGGCCTGGTGTGAACACAATCCCAGCTGTACCATTTTTGTCAAGGAGTCTGAGTGGATTAGAGTATTGGCGTGGATCAAACGGCACTGGTCACAGATAGGGGGACTGGCGTTTCTTCCAGCAAATACGGGATCGTACCAGTTGGCCCCCCTGGAGGAAATCGATGCGAAAACTTATCGCGAGCGCGTTGCTGCTATGCCTGTCCTTGACTTCACCAACCTTGTCAAGTACGAAAGCGTCGATCAGGGAGGGGGAGCTGCAGAACTGGCATGCACTGCTGGCAGCTGCGCATTTTAAAAAAGGAGGTAAAACCTTGAACCCTGAACAATTACAACAGCTGATCGAAAGTGTTCTGAGCCACTTAGATCCAATCATTCCCCCATCACGAGCGGCCACGAAGTTGCTGATGCTGACCGCTGCGGTGGAGACGAACCTGGGAGAGTATATTTACCAGAAGCATGGGGGTCCTGGACAGGGGATTTTTCAGATGGAGACACAAACCTTATCGGATCTTTGGGAGTATATTAGCAGGAAGCGCCAACTGTCAAAAAAAATGGCTGATTTCGGGTATCTTGATCCCCACCAACCGGCCGAGTTCAAGCTACAGGATATCTATCGTGATGCCACGGACCTGGTCTACCAGATCCTCATGGCCCGGATCTTTTATTGGAGGATACCCAAACCGCTGCCTGACGCAGAAGATACTTGGGGTTTGGCGCGGTACTGGAAACGGTACTGGAACACACGGCACGGGGCTGGGACAACCCGCCGTGCGATCCTTGCTTATAACACGTTTGTCCTAGGGGAGGGAAATCATGCTGAAACCACAACTAACACCTCAATCGATCAGTAATGTGGCCCAGAATAAGCCATGTCAAATCGCATGGGATCTGCTTAAGGCGGCCGGGGTACCGCCCCACATTACATATACCACCCTGCTACGCCGTGGTGTGTTCAAATGGTTGGCTAACCGGCGCCACCTGATTAAACTCAAGGACCGGATGCGCCGGCAGGAACGGGATCTGCTGGAGGCCCTGTATGCGTGCAAGCGGATGGGCCGGCGGCGCTATCTTGGCCGGGACCGATTGTATTGGCGTGGATACCTGGCGGCCCTGCGTGTTTGCAGGCGTGAAATGCGGGCTATCTTTCACAGTCCCCGGTGGCAGGTCCAGGATAACGATACCCATGCGCAGCGCTTTTTGGTGGAGCTGATGGCACATAACTATGCGATCGAGCATGGCCTATATAAAAAGGAGGGTGCAAAAAATGACAAGCAAAAGAGTGTGTAAGAACTGTAAGTTTGCTGACATTATTGATCCGGGTAAGCGCCCCTGTGATCCCTGTATAAGAACCAGAGAGCACAACAACAGCAAGCCTTGGAAACGTCCCTACTTTGTCAGCAAGGCAGTCTCTGAAAAACACCCGTTTTTTGGACGGTGCCATAGTTGCGAGCACAGAGACACCTTGTGGAGAAACCCTCCCTGTAATTTGTGCAAGTCAAACAGTCAGGATCAGTGGTTCTCCTTCTGGTCACCCCTGCCAACTGAACCGGCGAAGAAAGACACCGCTGTGGAGCACAACCACTGGCACACCAAGATGGGAAAGGGTCGCAAAACCAAAACCAATTTTAGGGAGTGGCCGCGCCGTTACTGGCACAAGCCTGGCAATCAAAGCTGCACGGAATGCAAGTTTGCGGAACGGGCTACCACCCGTGAGCCCTGTCGGAGTTGCCTTGAGCGGCCATACTTTATACCACAAAATATGGTTGTACCAACCAAATGTGATACATGTAAGCACTGCGCCAAACATGGGTCCGATGATCCTTGTCGCTTGTGCTCTGTAATCAACGATGACGAGGAGGAGTGTTTCTGGCAGCCACGACAAACTAAAAAGGAGAACTATGATGACTGAAAAGCGCCGACGGAGTAAGAATATACGGGAGTGCCGGGGATGCGTGTATGAGAACAAGCTACCCTCCCAAAAGCCTTGTTGTTGGTGTCTGGAGTTAAAGCGAAATGGCTATTACACCGCCAAGACACAATCATGGCACCAGTACTTTTGCGACCAGTGCGTGCACTATCAGCGCCCCACACACGAACAAGTGTGTAAGGTTTGTCGAGCTGCTGGCCGGCCCATTCAGTTTGCGGCGAAACGGGAGGCCGCCGGCAGTGGTGCCGGTGGCGGCGGTGCCGATGCCCAGCATGACCCTGTTGCCCATCCGAGCCACTACACAAAACCTGGCACCATTGAGAACTGGGACGGCCAGGAACTTATGCTCACAGAAACGGAGTTTACGGGGGCCTGCAAGTCCCACATCTTCAAATACATGTTCCGGGCTGGCCGCAAGGATGATCTGGTCCTTGACCTAAAGAAGGC